CCACCATGTACTCCCTTGAGTCCATAGGTTGCAGCTTCTAAGTCTTTCATTGTCTTAATATATCCAGTCATATTTAATCACCCCTCGTCAAGTCGTGGATATCTGCCCATGACATATTACCAGCTTCCTCAACAGTTGTTGGGAAATTCTCAGGTAGGTCAAATGCAACTTCCTGCGTCTTGCGAATCTCATCATCTTTCTCAGTTAGAGCCTTGCGTAGTTCAGCAAACTCTTCCTTGAGGCTTGCTACATCAGTGCGAGCATCGTACTCCGCTCTTTCAGCACTGGATTTCTTAACCTCTAGCTCAGCAGTAAACCTGTCAGCAAAAGTCTTGCTTAGATTATCGTAAGCAAGTTTTTCTAGCTGCTCGGCTTTGTAAGCCTCATATGCCTTCTCTACGTTTTCGGCAGATAGGTTAAGTGTGGTGAAGTCACCACTCTCTAGACCCTTAGCGACACTTAGAGCAGCAGGAGCAGCAGTCGGATTTCCGTTGCTAACAACTTCTTCTCCGGCTTCGTAGTCTCTTGTTGTATCTTCATCAAGAGCCTTCTCCATTTCTTCCTCATCATCTTCCATGTCAGCCATTTCCAAGTCTTCCTCTTCCGACTCGTCATCAGCTTTCATAGGCATACGCTTTTCCATGTCGTCACCTTCTTCTTTGCCTTTAGGCATAGCATTCTCTTCTTCATCTTCTTCCTTGTTAAGCTGACCAACCTGCTTCATCAGGCTATTCAACTCTTCAAGTGCTTTTTCCAATTTTTCACTCATATTTTTTTCAACCTCCGACTTTAAAATGTCGAATTTCGCTTCCGGGTTTATTCCTTTCTCACAAATAGTCACTTCATGTAATTCTAAACGGTCTATTTCGTTATACTCTCCATAGTCGTCAGAAGTCCTTTGCTTCTTAGAAATTGCTTGCCCCCCTATACTAAATGACCGTAATGTTCCTTTTCTGATACCTCTAGAAATTTCTTTTGCTTTTTCGATGTCATCTCTCATTTTGATAACAACATAGAATCCAACGTCATCTACTCCGGTCTTGTGTATGATGCCGTTTTTATCTCGATATTTCTCTACCACCTCTCCAACTTGAACATTTGAATGATTTGACATTACGTTTCTGTATTTCTGTTCTCCCATGTATTTCTTTACTGCTTCATCTAATGCATTTAGTGTAATTAGGTCATTTTGCTTGTCAACCATTTCTATTGATGCATAACCCCCAATCACTAACTCATCTGATTTCAGTATGGTAAAATCTCTCTCCACATCTGCCTTTAGTAGCATATCTCCTGAAACTAACACTTGGAGAAAAATTAACTCTTACTATTTAACTTAACATGTTAATTTCATGTTGGAAGAGTTAAATCGGCGTATTTGTCCTTCGTGATATCCCATAAATTCTCATCTGAATCTAAGTCTAACATCTCCTGTTTCTTACCAGTCCATACAACCCAAGTTTTCTTTTCATCTAATGGCACTACTCTCACATGAAAACGAGTTTCAAACTTATCTCCATTTATTTTGTATTCGTGATAGCCCTCTCTTTGCACACCTAATTCCAACTCACCGGAATCTATTCTCTTTCTATGTTCCCCAAGCTTCTTAGCAACAATAGCAGGAAACTTCTGTGACTTTCCAAACAAGTCATAGATATCACCTAATTCTGTTATGTCTACTGTCCAAGCATTTCTTGTATCTTCTATTTCCAAAATAATATCTATGTTGTCATCTTCTCTTAGCATGATGCTAAATTGACCACTATCTACCTTACTTACATCAACATCTTCAACATCCTTCTCAAGAGTATCTGATGGGGTGAATTTGTTTGGATGTACATACACGAAACTATCTTGTGATTTCATCCAATCCATTACTTTCTCATCCTTATTATTGAAGACATCTTTTACTATCTCAGGATAATTATCCTTAGCGAATTTAAATAGCTTGGCAAATGGTACTGCTCTTTCATCTGCATAATTTTCTACCATCTCATTCTTTATGGCTAATCTTAATTCTGAACGTCTTGACTTAACTAGATTTTCCATCTCATCCTTCCACAGGTCTATAGAATGAAGGGCATTCTTTTGCATTAAAGTATCGCCCTTGAATCCATAAATAGTAAAACCATCAAAGTCAGACTTAGCAATTACCTCGGCAGTACCATGAATATCATCAGTAATGTAAATGCCTTTCTTCACATTGCCTTTGGTATCTCTTAATCCACTGACTAATTTGAAGGGCTTTAGATTCGTAGCTCCTACTAAAGCATCTTGACCTAATGACTTCTTTGTTTTTGTAGACAGTTGCTCAAGAGTCTGTACGTTATCGGGTTGTGTCACTTCGGGTATTTCAATAAGCTTCGCCGAGAATAGAGAGAAGCCATCCTTGTTTTTCTTTACCTCATCTACCTTTACTCTAACGATACTACCAACATCTACAACTTCCTTAGTGTTCAATGCTTTACCTACAGGAAGGTAATCCTTCTTGTCATATTCTACGGTTTTGTATGTTCTAGCAGTTTCAGCATTTACTGGGCCGATTCCTAGAGAGTATGATTTCATGCCACTCTTAGTTGATTTCTTATCTAATACGATAACATCCAAGTCAACGAACTTCTTCCACTTAATCCATTTTGGATTCTTCTTACTACCACGCATGTAAGTAGATTCCAAATCCTTGATGACCACACCTTCGGAAGCAGGAAGTTGCATGATATCTTTAGCATATTCATCAACCTCTTTAATTGAGTCGGCCATTCTAGTATCTTTCTTAGATGGAAATGCCAGTGCCTCAGAAGAATGTTGACTAAACTGGAATAGAAGAGTGTTGATTCTCTCTCGTAATGGAGTATCAGTCAAATCCTCATCATCATGTATCATGATATCAAATACATGCGCTCTCAATTGACCGCCTTTCTTCTTCTTGAATACATGGCTAATTGTATCTGCTCGATGTAATGGCTCATCGTCATCAAACAAAACTAATTCGCCATCGAGAACACAATCCCCAAACTTCTTCTCTTTTAGTTTCTCTACTTGTTCAGAACAAGCATCACTAATGTCCTTCTCATTGTATGAGAAGATTTTGACTACATCACCTTTCTTGTGTAGTTGTATTCGCATCCCATCATATTTCTCCTGTACAAGAAACTCTCCGGTCATTCCTTTGATTTCCTTCATGTCATCTATCTCAAAAATTCTATACATGGGCTTGTTTGGAATGATGAAATCAATTGCTGCCTTTTCCTCTTTACTCTTTTTTATGTCCACTTCAACTAAGTTGTCAAATTTAGATTCTTCATAGTTGTCTAGATACATATCCTTCAAGGTTTTCATTGCTCCCTTTACCTTGCTCTCTATTCTAGTAGTGTCTTTATCTTCTGCACCATAATGTTCTGTTATGTAAAGAGCGATATCATTCTCATCTAAATCAAGACCCATCACTCCACCTGTTATATTATCAGGCTTCAATTTCTGACTAACCCACACTTTCTTTGGCAGGGCGTTGGAATGTGAACGAAGAGCGTAATGCATAAACGCAATCAAAAGAGATTTGTTTGCCAATAGTGTGTCAACAACTTCGTCTTCTCCAAACTCCTTGCTAAACGGGTCAGTGACTTTATCTGACTTGAATCTCATATCCTTTACTGCTTCAAACAACCTTTTTGCTTCTAGAGAAGTAGGGTTCTTAGCATCGTTATTAAATACAGTTTTCTCATCAACGTAGTTTTTCATCTCAGAAGAAAAGTTATCCAACTTATCATAGTTCTCTCTAATGTGTTCTACTGATTCAGCCCATTTATCAGAATATTCTGATGGGTTATTTCTAGCAGACAAATAAGAATATCTAACTCTCTCAAAGAAATCAAGAACCTTTTTTGTAAGGTCTTCGGCATCCTTCTCAAATGAGAGTCCTGATAGAGGCATTCAATAACATGCCCCCTTAATTAGTACCGCCAGCAAGACCATATCCTGAATTCACATCATCGGTAGCAACTGGATTTTCCACCTTCTCTTCGGCTGGATTCTTCTTGGGCCTTTTTAGTTTCACTTCTTCACCCATAACATCGTCTTCGTTTTCTATCATCCCTAGATGTTCTGCTTCTTGTATCACTTTCTTTGCCTTATCTATTGCGGCATGTACTAGCATCTCTTCTTTACTTACTTTTTCCGGCATTTAATCACCTTTTTCTTCTTCTTCAACATAAATCATAATAGCTTTAAAAAGCTCCTTTAATCCGGCATTTGTAGGTCTAGGTTCAAAAGAATCCTTTGATGCGCCAACATTAAAATTATCGTTAGCAACTTCTACCATTACATCAAGAATTTTATCTTCTAATTTCTCATATACATTGTCAGGATTCAAGCCCCTTCCAGTCTCAAGATATGATTCAAGCCGTTTTCTTCTTTCTTCTCTTTCTTCGCTTTTAAATTTCAATATCTTTGTCCAACCCATTTTCTTTACCCCATATTTTCTACCATCTGATGAATGTCTTCCCAATCCATCTTGGCTATTACATCCCCTGTTGGCATTACACCTTCATCTTGACTAATCGCAGGAGTCGGGGAGTTGGTCACAACAAAGCCTGACTTCATCAGTAGATTATCCTTGTTGTATACTGCTTGTTCTAAATTCTTCACTTTTGTCACTAATTCTTTTAGTAGAATTAACATTTCATTTTCTTCTGTCATTATATTTCACCTCTAACAATCTCTTCAAATTCCTCTTCAATATCATAGTAGGATAACTCTTGAAGGTCTTTATTGGCGTAATCCCTAGCAAAGGCAAGTATCTTTTCTTTCTTCTCACTATTATTTTTTGCCAGCTCTACTATCCTTTCAGCTATACCGTTCTGCTTTTCTTCGACATCTACAATGTCCTCTCTTAAACCACTCATGTCACTTATTATTTCTTTAGACTCAACATCTAATTCTTCTTCAGTCATAGGCAGGGATGAAAGGGAGATATTATAATCAAATTTCAACATTTCAGCAATAGCTTTCATTATCCTTCTCTTCCTACGTTGATTATCTGTACCTTCTAGCTTTTCTAGCAACCTTTCTATTATTTTCCTTTCCATGCCTTCTTCTACCTGCGGTAATTTACTCTTCACCTCAGCTATGAATTCTGCTTCATTATCCTTCTTCATTATTGAAAACCAATTCATTTCTTATCCCCTTTCTTTTTCGGATATATCTCTTCTCTAATTTGCAAGTAAAGTGTTTCGTAGTCCTTCCTTAGTTCTGCGGCAGATGCCATGATGTCTAAATTCTTTTCCTCAAATTTACTTATCTTTTTCTGTAGGGGCTTACTTGTCTTTACTATTTCAACCCCACTCAACTCATCTATCACATCACTTAGTTTGGTCATGTCCTTACCAAACATTTCAGTCGGCTGAGAAGCCTGTAGGAGTTTCTTGATTCTCTTCTTTTCTTTGTTGCCCATTTTGTCCAACACAGAATCTGCTTTGAGAATATCCTGCCAACTCATCATCCAAGACTTCCTTTAAATATTGTATTGTCAGGGTTGTAAGAAATACTAACTCTATTTGATTTCATAAAATCTTTTCCTTCAAAACTTACAGCCGCAGGTGAAATACCCCCATATTTAGAAGCAAAACCAGCATAGAAATTAAAACCATCAAAGTCAATTTGCCCCTCATTAAATTCTTTCTCTGCTTTTTCTTTTTCACCTAATGGTATTCCTCGTATTGTAATCTTGGTTGGAATTACTTGTATTCCGGAAAGGAAAGATTCGCCACCTGCACGGTCACTAGACTGTATGTTTCTTTCATACAACTCTAGTTTCCACTCTACTGTTGCGTAAACAAATCCTTCATATTGCCTAGTTCCACGAACCTCTACTTTGGTTTCCTTGAAGTCTTTTTCAAACACCTTACTACCAAGTGGCTTTTTGGTGTTCTTCCTAATCTCATCCTGCCAACTCATATGAAACACTTCTCCGACACCTATCTACTAATTAGTTATTTTTAAACTGTGCAAAAGCCTTTTCAAATAATCTCTCATTTTTTAATTTACTTTCTAACAATAAAACGTTATCATCAGCTTCAATCTTAGGAGAAAAAACGATATTTATCTGTCTTTTTCGATTTTCATTATGAATCTCAACATAAGCATCAATAAAACCCATTTCAGATAATATTGGAGACTTTTTACTGTTAGGAAGTGTCTCTCTCATGTCTTCATCTCTTTCCAACAGTTTTTCCTGTGCTTCATTTCGTTCAGGAAGATTCCTAAGTCTATCAATCGATTCATTAAGTTCCTTGATTTCTTCTACGACATCCTCATAATCATTTTCTAAATCATCTAACATATCTGTTAATTGGGTTTCAGATGGATTTCTTCTAACTAAATCCTCATGTGCATTTGGGTTATCATGTAAGAAGTCATAAAATTCATCATCATCTTCGGGTTTAGGGAATCTTATTTTGTCTCTTCTCAGTTTACCCCTATCGGTAATTTTACTGCCCTGTCTTCTTTCAGTGACACCTTTCCTACTACGCTTCGTTCTTCTCTTAGGTATTCTTTCACCGGAACGCTCGATTATTTCTGTCAAGTTGTTTTTTCTTTCTTCACCCTTGACACCCATAAAATACTCAGAAAGCGTACTATACTTATCATCTAATTGTCTATCTCTAGCAACAAATTCAATCAACTGCCTTCTAAAATCTCTAGGTAATCTACCATACTTTTGTACGGCTCTTCTCGCATTGCCATCTTTCATGTCACTAACCATATCTCTAGTTTGCGTATCTACCTTCTCAGATAAATCAGCTTGAAAGTTAATAAGAACATCCTTACCTTCAACTGTAAAATTATACTTACTAGGGCTAAACTTACCTCTAAATTTAGGATATCTCTTTTTTAGACTTTCTAATATCAATGTTTTTAGTTTGTCCTCGCTACCTAGAAGAGATTTAGTATACTCATCTTCAGGAAATCGTTGGAAGTATTCTTTGATAGTCGTTATTAATTTGTCAAATCTTTTCTTGTTTACTGGTATTGCTTCTCGGTCCTCTTTGTCTTCTGTGACGTATAGCAATGGCCTCGGTTTATCTTTTTCTTTTTCACCATACACGGCCATTCCTTGAATTTTTTCATCTAATTTAATTTCATTTACCCATTCTTCAACTAACTCATCTACAACTGATAAACTGACATCCTTAGTTGCAGTTGCCATAACCATTTCTGATATAACTGCTTTAGCTTTGTCAACCTCTACTCTTTTTCTTTCTAATTCTTTCTTTGCCTTTATTTCAGATGGTTTCATCGTTCCAAGTTGCTCACCAGCCGGTTCATACTCATCAGACCATTTATCTAATCTCTCTTTGAGTTTAGCTTCATAGGCTTTCACATCGAAATTTTCCATTTCAGATACTATTTCTTTAATGGCAGACATATCATTCGCATCCCTCAGTTTCACTAAGAGGGATTTCTTGTCTACCATTCAATTCACCTAGAATGGAATATTTTCTTTTCTGTTCTTAGCTTTCTTAGGAAGGATAATAACATCAGGAATTTCAGCAGAAGATGGTATCTTTTTCTCTACTGTTGTATCCTTATCGATACCAGCAACAGAATAATCTCTATTCTTTGTTATCTTTCTCTCTTGCTCTCTTCTTTCTGTAATTCTTGCTGCTTTCAATTCTCTTTCCAATTGTCTTACACTTTTCTCACTCATTTTTTCCTCTCCCTTAATTCTTTGAAATCTTCTGCATCGATGTCTCCATCGCCATCTGCATCAAGTTTCTTTTGTTTTCCTTTTAACTTCAATATTTCTTGCCAACCCATATTCCTTCCTCTAAAAATAATCTTATTCTTTCATCTGTTTCTGCATTTAATTTATCAATCTCTTCTTTCCACTTTCTTGCCATCTCGATGAGGTCACTCAACCAACTCGCCTCTCCGTTCGCCTATCGACATTTCTATTACCCGCTTCTTTTGGTAATCCTGTAAATCTCTTATCCGGACCCTCACTCATACTGGGTTTGTTTCTACCCTTGACTGTAGCAGGTTGCCCTGCTTCTTCCGCAGTTGGTCTTGTTCCACTATCCATCATCTGACCCAATTGAGATTGGTCTATGTTGGTTCCTGCGTAAGGGTCGAGTTCAAATTCCTCACCACCTTCAGGTTGAGGCTCTTGTTCCTTTGGTTCAGGTTTGAAGTATGTGAATCTACCCTCATCATCCATATCTACTTCAAATCCTAGATTTTTGATAGCTCCTGCAACGTTCACTTCAATCTCTCTCTTTCGTAGTTTGGCAATCTCATCTTCTTCTTCTGATGGTGGTAGTTTCAATACCCAATCTGTTATGCCAAACTCCTTAGTCATAAACGGGAACACATAGTTGTTCCAAATTGTTTGAGCCATCTCAACTGCTCTATTGGTGACTAGTATCTGCATACCCTCGTTGTTCAAACCACCACTAGCAGAATTATCTGCCATGAATATTTTAGAAACACCATAGAAAGCAGCAATCCTATCACGCAAATCTTCCTTGACGGCAATGTAATCCATCTCTTTCAGACTGTCCATGAATTTGACCCATTCAACAGAACCCTTTCCATTCTCAGCTTCTATTCCCATTACTGGAATGAAATGTGGGTCTTGTTCCATCTTTTCCTTGACACCACGCCAAAATGATTTCATTGAATCTATGTTTCTAGTTTGCACTGCAAGAAGTCCTCTAGGTAATCTAGCCTTTGAGTATGATGAGTTGACATAATTCTCCATTGCCATCAAAGTAGTCACATTGCTCCATAGCGTCACAATTGGAGATATACCATACAATCTAGAGGGAGAGTATTTACTAAAGTGAAGAACCTCTCCTTCAATAAAATACTGTTCTTCTCCCTTTACCCTATTGACATAATGTACAGGGAACAATGCAGAATTACACATCTCACATGTTTTATGAGGCTCATGTTCTATGACATTTCTATGCTTCAAACAGGTAAATCCCTTTACGCCTCTTTGTCCAATCTCATCAGTGTAAAGATGGAATGAAACAGGGTCGCCTCGATATACTTCTTTTATCCTGTGCATCTTGATACAATTATTGTTATCTAGATAGTATTCTTTCACCATAACTAGATATGCATCATCTATGATATTCAAATCATCTTCCATCTCTTTTAGGACATCGATAAATAACTGTTCGGACTTATTGACATATTGTTCTAAGAAGGACTTTGCATACTTGAGTTGATTCTTATCAGGCTTCTTCAAATCTGTTGATTCACAATCAACACATTGGTCTACTGGGGTCTGATGAGTATTACCACAATTATTACACTGCATTACAAAGGCTTCTTGCCAAGTATATCCTCTTCGGAATATTTCTTGCTTTAATTGTGTAGTGCAGGTTCTAACGATAGTAGACTGCTTTGCAATATTGAAAATAATAGGAGTGGTAAGGTAGTATGAAGTGTCTTTTTCTTGTATGCCGGGATTGTAAATTGTCCTATCATCAGGCTTGGGCGTAGTATCTCTAAATAGTCTGCGTATTGAGAATCTTCTTTTCGGTTCTTCTACCATTAAACAACAACTCCTTCTATCCTATCCATCTCAAGCATCTTACAGTTGTCGTGTAATTTCGCAACTGTGTCGATATCGATGTTATACTTGGCAAAGTCGTAATTGATATTATCTTTGTGATTTTCGTATTTCATCAATTTGAACAATTCTTCCTTCCTATCAGTATACCAATCTGCTTTTTTATGGCTCTTTTTCATCCGAATCAGTTCCAACAGTATCTCAGCATTTGACTTCTTTAGTTTGAAATGTGGCAGACATTTTGTTAGAATCTCTCCAACATCCTTTGCTGAATAGAAATTTAACCTATTGACAGGTCTTGTATCTTGTGGAGATTTTTGGTCCAAATGCAATCTGCCTATTCCTAAAGACTTCTTCATCTCTAACATGAACGCCTTACCTCTATCTCCTGTAGCAATCAATCCCACTCTAGGATTGAAGTTCTTATCCATAGTAATATATCCATCCGAATCAATGAATGCAGCAGTGTAGGCATAGATGTCTTTCTTAATTGAGTTGTCAAACTTGTAGAATGCACCATCTACATGAGTGATATCGTTTCCAATCGCTATTTTTGAAATCATACTAGGAGTTGTTTTCTTGAATAGTCTTCTAGGCAATCTCTCATGTATCTGTCGAGAAGATATTCCGGGTTCTTGTGATACTGCTTTTAGAATGTGTTCTGAAATCTGCTCTTTCTGATTCTTGCTTATCTTGATATTTTTCAAATTCTTTTTGAATTCTCTTTTGGTTAGACCCATCTCCTTTGTCAATTTAGCAAATTCAGAACCAAAAGATAATTCTTCTTTGTCTAATTTGTCTTCCCAATACTTGCATAGAATATCTACCATTTCTCTTCTCTTGTCTTCTTTGTCAATCAAAGACAATTTAATCAAGTCTGTTTCATTACAATTCATTTCTTTTACTATTGGCTTATATTTTGCAAGCCAATAGATATTATCGATTGATTTGTCAATGTGGTCAGAATATGCCTTGATGAGATTATCGATAGAAGATGTGATGTTCTTCTTGTTATCGCCCTTCAAGGTTCTTCTGTACTTTCTAAGTCCCTTTATGATAGCAGGAATATCATTTCCTTCTATCTCATACTTCTTGACTTCTACTAACAACTGTTTTTTTGCGTCTGATAGAGAAATATCAAATTCGTAGGCGTAGTCTTTTTCGATTTGTGAATGGTCATTTGTTGGTTGCGAAATCAACCAGCTTCTCTTAAGTTCCTCTATTCGGGCTCTTTGTTCTTCTTCTAGAGCTTCAATCTCATCAGCCCGTTGTGCTGCTTCTCTAAGTTTGTCTCCTTTCTCACTCATTTTTGACACCTCAGAAGTTAATACCTATGATTCCGTTAAGTGGATTGTTAATTGTTGTTGCGGGTTCATCAAATATTTCCATATCATCCAACAGTATGAAATTCTCACCTTGATTATGCGATGCAGCAGTAGCTAAAGCCAAACTCATAACCAAATCGTCATGCGCTCCGACTCCCTCAAATTTACCTGCGCTTGTAATGGAAAACATAGACAATTCTTCAATCAACATATTTGTGAGTCGCTTACTAGCAGAATCACCATATGGAAAATTTAGCTTCCCGTTTTCAATATTCATCTGTAAGCCCAAGATTATCTCTTGTTTGTTCTTTCTTGTTGTGTTGAAGTCCCTGATATTCAAATCAGATATACTTCGCAACTCTTGTGTAAATGCTTTTGCAAACGTGTTTGTCTCATAGAGAATTACTTCCGGTTGGAATATTTTACCAATGAGTTTTATCTTCTCTATGTTTTCTCTAAACTCGACATTCTTGGCTCTATCAACATGAACAATCGTCTTGTTAGAATCAGCATCTATTTCCAAGACTGTGATTACGTTGTAATCACCGTCTGTAGAGATGGCAGGGTCCACACCGACAAAGTACTTGTATCCCTTGTCCTTTCTATTTCCTAATTTTAGAACGTAGTCTTTGTTCTTACATTTCTCTATAAACTCAGGATTGAACAATGCGGTTCCAGTAGAAATGGGTACACACAAGTATTCTCTTGTAAACTTCAAAGAACCTATCTCAGCTTTTCTTTGCATGAGTGAATCATAATCCCAACGCTCAGGCCACAGTGGTTCATTGAGTGAATTCAGACAGGGATATTTCTTTACGGAATATGCAGCGTTTTCTTCTAATTGTGCAAATATGTCAGTGTATGTGAAAGGAGTTCCAATCATTCTGAGATTAGAAGTATGGTGAAGAGTTGGTATCATGTCACCAAAGAACCAATCAGTGACTTTCTGAATACCTGCTAAACTGAATTCTTTCAAAGGGTCGTCAATGATAATCTCCTGTGGGTGAAGACCACGAATCTGAGAACCTACTGACCGTTCTAGAATCGCATTGCCATTTGTCAATTGTATGTTTCCTATTGCCCAACCTCTTGATGGTCTGAATTGCTTCAACGCTGGATGGTTGAAATACCTATCAATCTCCCTCATGTGAACAAGTGTCTGCTTTTGGTTAGATGATATGTATAGCATTTGATATGGTGGTTCTTGAAATACTAAATTCCAAACAACCCAACAGTGCATGAATACTGATTTTCCGTGGTCCCTACTACAAATGATAACAGTTCTATCAGTAGTTTCCATCGACTCTAACCACTCTTGCATGTAAGGGGGAAACATCATTCCGAGTACATTCTGAAAGAAGTATGGAAATGATGTCTTGGAAATTTCCATATCCATGTCAGACATAAAATCTAAATTATCTAGTTCCATACTATCTCCTCAAAATACTCATCCAACCCTTGAAAACTCCCCAAGTATCAGTGTTTGGTAATTCCTGTACCCTTCGTGACATCGTTTCTATAACTTTATCGGGTATTACCGGATGTTCTGTTGGTTCACTTACCATCGGTTTCTTGAATCTCTTCTTGCCTTCTTTAGTATATGTAGCAATCTTATCAATACCACTAAGTCTTTCTAGATTCTTATTTCTTATTTCCGATATCAACCCTCGACCTCTATAATCAGGATGTGTTTTATTTCCGCCAACATAAGCGAAGGGCTTGCCTTCCTTTCCTGTTCTTACTGCATGGCCTAATACTGAAACTAGTCTAGCCTTATCATTCTCATTGACAATCATACCAAACCAATTGTCTATAGGATAATCACTGCTTCTCATCTCATGTGGCATATCAGGATTACTGGCATCCCACAATTCCTTAGTATCTTTTTCCGAACCAAGTTGAACAGATACTCGCTCCTTATCTTGAAGCATTTCTTTTAATCTTGGATGGAATTTTCTAATCAAACAATCACCTGAAATTTGCCTTTAGATAATAGACACTCTCAGGTGACACCCCATATTTCACTGCAATATCTTCCATAGAGCCAAAGTCATTGACTATGTTCTCCAATTCAATAGCAGTAATATCTAGATTGTAGTCAGACTTGAGAACACTCATAGCAGTATTGACATGATTATAGTTGTCAACCTTTGATGTGTTATAGAATACTGGTTTTCCTATCATCTTGCGAATCGAATCATGTGCGGAAAGGATGGCTTGTTCAGTATCTGATTTTACAATTTTCATAGAAGCTAGACCTTCTTTAATGATTTTTATTTCCTCTTGAAATGTAGTGTCGTTCTTCTTTCCTGCTTGAGCAAATGTCTCATCCTTTTCCTTGTAAGAGTCTTCCCTGAGAATAATATGTCTCAGAAGTGATTTGACTGGACCCATTACATCAGCACCTTCCTTGTATTCATCAACATCCTCATTGAATATCTTCTTACCCTCGGTACTGATTTCATTCTTATCTAGAACGGCATGATAGTAAGCTCCCAATTCTTGTTTGCCTTGTTCTTCTATAGCTTGAGAACCGTCATAGACTTCATCAACAATAAACTCTAATAGACTAGTCAAATTTCTTGCTTTTTCAGCAGATTTTATGGCTTTAGGTTCTGTGGCTTCAGTAAGTAATTTGGCAAGCTTCTCCACTACTGAAATATCCAAGAAAGCAGTATCCCTAAGTTCTCTATCGATTATTGCGAAGTATGCATCTTCATCTTTGAAAGCTCCGCTAGTAATAGTAGCATAGAGTTTTCTAGCATCACTATCTAATTCTTCTGATAGGTCAAATCCACCTGCGAAAGGATAATTCACACCCTCTAGTGGTAATATAATATAATCTCTTATTTGCTGCACTAACTCGTTTAACAATTTAGCATTTCTTGAAGACAACTTCTTTTCTTCTGCAACAGTAGGTGCTAATCTAAGAGAAGCTTCTTTTTGCCTAATAACGCCCGTACCCTTGTCACTAACTAAGATATCAGCTATAGCATTCAAGAAATCCACCAGTGCTTTTCTCTTCTGTGATATTTCTGAATCAGTAATACTTGTTGCTAGGTCAGGAAGATATTCGCTTATTGGTAGGTACACAATTGCATTTTCTGTATATTCTCTTGCAGTGTCCAGCACCTCATCTAACCAATCATTTATCTCATCATCTAAATCCAATTGGTAAACTACTCTAACTTCTTTTTTGATTATCCTTCTGAATTCTTTTATTTCAGCTTCAAGTATAGGGGATTCTTTGAATAGATTACTTCTATATTGGTAAATATACCTAAACAACGGGTCAACATTTTGTGTCGTTTTAAATTCATCGAGGTTTCTCATATACTCTTCAATGTCATCCTCTACCTCATCAGGTATGTCTATCTCACTAGCCTCAGTAAGAGTTCTTTGGGCTCCTGATTCTTGAACACCAGTAAATGCAGTGCCGTCAGGATTTACATCTATGTCATCTTCCTGTCTTTGTTCAAGAGCCATCATATCTTCCATGAAGGAATCTAGCATACGCATAGCTCTAACTGGTAATTTAGACATAGTTAGCTGACTTTCGGAAACGGGTTTACTACCATCCATTTCCCACTGTTCATCATACTCATAATCACCTACTTTGATAGGAAATACATATAGCAAATCTTCTGCCTTGAATTTGTCCAATGTCTTAAACAGACCAGTTGATTGTAAATCCTCTAATGCGGCCTTAAAATCTGCAAACTCAGTTCCACCTTTACCATATTTTTTCCAAAACTCATACACGGCCTTTCTATCTGCATATAATTTTAGATTCTTATCTCCAATGAGAGTACCAGCAGATAACTTGTATTTCTTGATATTAGCAATGTCCTTGTCACTATCCATTCCTTCTATCTTTTCTAGTACATCTCTAAACACTGCAATTCTTTTCTTCATCTCAGGACTAGAGGCTTCAAATACATCCAAGACCGCCTTTTTGTTTTGTTGAAATTTCTGTCCGTATCCCATTGTGACAGTGACATCACTTGGTTTTGGTACTTCCAATCCTTCAAATAGTATCTTAGCCATTTTCTTAGCGTCTATCCTTCTACCACGAATCCTAAAGTATTTCGATATTACATCGGATACTTCGGTAATCTTTTGCTTCTTACCTGCTCCATACTTGTTTAAGAAACGATTGAGCATATTGGTAGGGTCTTTATTGAGTATGCTTTGAAAAGACTCAGATAAATCGCCAAGCATATCTAAGAGAGCATCTGCTGCATTTTCTGCGTTGACAAGACTAGACTGTAATGTGAACTTACCATTTCTTTCTAGTAGTATCATATTACTATCGTCTTTTTGACTACTAAGATTCTGCTTGATATAATTATCTAAATAACTAATATTATCACTAAACTCTTTTCCTAATGCTAAGATAGTGTTTTTCTCTTCTGTTCTTTCTCTAGAGCTTATTGCTCGTTCAGAACCTGAGTCATCTATTCTTTCTCGGACCTTTTCCTCTATCAATTCTTCTGCTTCAATTACATCCTCTACAAACAAATTGAATATTGCTTGATTTGTCTGCGTATCGAATTTCATGTTGAAGTCACCAAGTTATTTATTGCACTGCGAATGTAATCTCTCACGCTCTTCAAATTTTTGTTGGCTTTAATGTTATCGTCATCATCAGATAAGTTAGCAAATTTTTGTACCGTTTCTCCTAACTGGTCAAAAAACATTTTTCTTAATTTCGGATACTCATTTGTGATAGCTTTTTCTAACTTATCTAAATTATCATCATTAGAAGATAATAAGTATGCGGCAAGAGCTTTTCTAATTTCGCTTTTGCTATTACCCTCAACCATGTCTAATGATATTAGCAACAAAAGAAATACTTCAAAATCAAATACATTCTGTCTAGCTTTGGGCTTTGTTTCTATTGCCCAGTTAGCGTACACTACAAATGGCTTCTTACCTTCATATTTTTCTGATTTTAATTTTTCAAGTAGTGGGCTAATGATTGTTTTAAGGGGAGTAGTAAATAGTTCTTTAACAACATCTATTCTTTTCTGAACCTCATTGATATCACCTGAAAGGTCTATGATATATTGAACTCGTTCTCCCGTTTCTATTTCTACAAAATTGTCCAATACAATTCTTCTAATTTTCTTTGCATCTTTATCTAGATACTTGAATCTCTCCAATCCCTCAACTTTACCTTTCCTCAAAGCTCGATATTCGTCTTCAGTCAAATAGTATGAAGTAGCCTCAGTGAATATATCCAAGACTTTTTTATCTCCTGCATCTAAATCTTCTTCCTTAAACTTACTAAAGCTCTTACCGGATGCACGAAACTCATCTAACAAACTAGGTATCTCACCCTCAGTTAAAAAAGACTGCCTACCTTCTTGTTGTTCTCCCCTACTGGTAAATCCTTGACCGCCTAAATATAACTCAAGTTTCTTTTCGCCGAGTTTGTCTGCTATGGTTCCCATAGGCAGACTAGTGATACTTTCAGTTTCCATAAAGAAATCAAACACTGGTTTCCCCGGTACAAGATAGTCAGGTAATTCTGTTGCTGCTGAATCAAAGAAGGGCATAGCTAAATTCAATAGAGATTTGTCTACCTTTCCACTTGAGGATTCCAACACCTTCTTGAAGTAATTCATGGCATCCAAACTCGTTATATTTGGAACTGCCTTATATTTTGCTTCCTCTTGACGTTTGGCTTTCTCAGCTAATTTTGGTCTAACCTTCTCTAAGAGGGCGATTATTTGTTCATAGTCATCTGATTCTCTAATGGCCTTTATGAATTTCAAGTCATTCTGAAACTTGCCCAATTCGTCTTTCTTTCTTTGCGTGTATTTCTCTAAATACGCTATAAGCTCAGAACTGTTTCCTGCTTGTATCTGTTTAACTGCTTCGATTAAAACAGGAGATATTTCTTGGCTTGTTGTTCTTCCAGTTGCCACCATAGACTTTAGTTTGTTAAAGAGAGGCAGTCCTGCCTGTCTTTTCTTTTTGTATTTATTATATTTAAATCTAGGAACAGGTTTGTCATCATCAGTGTAATGCAATTCCAAGAAGTCTTCCTCTTCCATCTCCATAATTGGAGTCAATCTATCTAATGCCCTACTAACCGTAGTTTTTTTGCCTTCATCCAAAAGACCCTGAATGTATTCCTCTACATTTTCTTTATTGATTTGCTTACCATCTATATTAACAGGATTATCCGTTAGAATGTTAAAAATATTTAGTGGTAATCTTTTTTTTGTAAAATTCAAAGGCTTCACCTGAGCAGCCACATCTTGCTTTACTAAGATAGACTGCCAAGACATGTCTAACCCTGCCTTGCACCGTTTCGATTTCTCTTATTTCTCTCTAGTATTTCAGCCATTAGCTTCGATTCATCTTGCATGGTTCTCATAGCTGCTGCTGGGTCTTGCCCAGTAGAAGGAGTAGTTGGTGAAAAGCTCAACATACCTTGAGCATCTTTCAATTTCTTCTG